ATAAGACACTGTTCATATGTATCATATACAAATGATGAACCATCGTTCTCTACTATGAACTCATACTCAATCATGTCATCTCTATTGATAATAATATAGTGCCTCGTTACTTCCCTACGCGCTTCCGAAACGCGCGCCTCCTCATTCACATTCTTTTGGGTCATGGCAAATACCGCACGCGCCGCATTTTGTACAAGGTTTCTCCACTTCATTATCTACGCGCCTAAGTTTATCGCATGCGTCACAAGTATATAAGAATGCTTTGTCGTATGGCTTCAGTTCACCCATCACTCACCTCGCAATCGAGTTCACGCAGCCAAGCCTCGGCTCTGGTCCACCAAGACCTCGCTTCTTTAATGCCTCTTAGGTCTCCTATACCTGCGTTATCTGCCTCGGCCTCAAGCCCACTGACAACCTCTTCTCCCTCTCTCAAGAGATCGAGAAGGCCAGGCAATGCTGCGATCTTGCGAGCAGTTGCTTCATCCATCACTCACCTCCGTTTCGCATTGAAAACTCTAGGTCGGATACGGTTGCCAGGGCTTCACGCTCCTCTTGCCTCCTTACCATGGTCTTAATTCCATCTAGATGTTCTTTGGTTCTTGCTACCTTCTCCACATGCTGAAGAAACCTTGACCTATTGAACCGGCCATTGGATTCAGCAAGATGCTCACACATCTTATCTATAATGATTCTTCTTTCTTCTGGATTGGAGATTAATCCAAGTACATCTGCAATAGCTATGAAGTCTTTTCTTGTCATTGTAGTATTCCTTTTATAGTAAAGCTGGGTACGGATTGGCTGCTGCCCACATGGAAATGTGTACGGAGAAGCAACAACCAATCCGCCCCAGGGATTTGTTCTAGCTGTTGTCTTCAATAAGACCGTCGGCCACCAGACCACGCACAACATAGTACGCAACCTGACCATTCATGGAACGCATCTGGCTATTAGATGCCCTTCGCACTCCATCCTTAATCTCGGGGCTAAGCTTCACCAGCACAGACTGGGGAGACCCGGCACCATTAGACACCTTGGTTGTCTTGGTGCTCTTCTTACGACGAGGCTTGCGTACAACCTCAACCTCTGTTTCAGTAGGCATACTCACTCCACTATTGTTTGTTGCTTTATCGCTACCGGACCACCACTGGCCGGACCCATATCTTAGCAAAACCGCTACAGCCTGTCAAGCGATTCGCTATTGTTCCGCTTCAACCTCGCTTTCTGCCTGGTCACGAAACGCATCAACTTCGGCCCCAGTTAGGCCAGCATCTGATAGCACTTTATCCATTAACACACCAGCAGACGACTCAAACTGTACCCCTTTATCAAACGCATCGTTAAGCATCCTTACATGTTGTGCCCTAAACATTCTTTCTATTGAGCCAACCATCCTCCAATTACATAAGTATCCTTGGTTCCACCACTGTGGACATAGGCGCGCAAGCATAGATGCTGAGTGTTGATAGATACTTAATGCTACTTCTTGAGATATGATTGGTACTTTATTCTCAAGTAAAGAAGCAAGCTCTATTAGCTGTGCTGCCTTCTCTGCATCAAGAGCAAGAACAAGAGAAGATAATACAGCATGTCTAATGGTTGGGCACCTTGGGCTTAGTAAGTCAGACGCGCGCCACTCCTCATAGACACCATGGGCAAAGTCTTCATGTGTCTTGTCATAGCCAAGAGAGGCGGCATCAAGGATTCTTTCATCAACTAACGCGCGCAGGATTGACCAGTATCTTCTAGTAGATTCCTTATAGATCTTTCCAACTCTGTTTGGAGTAATCCTATCAAGTACGGCACGCGCGCAGGCGTCCGCCCACTCCGTTATCTCCGCGCTGTCCGCGCACGAGCGTGGCGTTTCAAAATAGTTTGGCATCACTATGCGCTCATGCCACCAGAGCTTCCCATTCCTTAGCCAACAGAAGTATGGGTTGTATCCAACCACGCAAAGGAACTGATCCCCAACACCAACCCTTACTGGACCAGCACAGAACACTGGAAACTTCATGGTGTAAGTTCTTTCTGTTGTGCCCCTCTTGGTTTGGCTTGAATAGAACCACCCAACCTGCCTTCCTGTATACGGCTCCCTCTTGCCGTCTTCTATTCCTTTGAACACTTCAACAGTTCCATGTGGAATGTCATAGGTAGGTGTGGTCTGCTTTTTAAACGCGCTTTTCTTTCGATCAGCCATTGGCAGCATCCATCAAAGACACATACTCTTCTGATGTTAGTTCTAAAACGTCCCTAATCTTTCCCATAGTTTGCCTACTCGGAAGCCTAAACCCACACTCGTAATGACTGATCACTGGCTTAGAAACACTAATAAGCTTCCCAAGGGCCTGTTGCGTCAAGCCAGAGCGGTGCCTGAAGCCTCGCAGCAGACCACCAAAACCAAGTTTCCCCCTGTGGTTTTCGCTGGACAACGCACACTCCGGTTGACAGGACTACAGCCCGGATGCTATCATGCGGCTAACCGATGGGCAAGTCGTCGGGAAAGAAAATCATAAGGAGAAACAGTGAAACCAGGTGATGTGGTTGGGCTGCACCCAACTGAGATTGAACGTATTGTACTAGGAAGTTTATTATTATCTTCCGGCAGATATCTAGATGAAGTTGGTGATGTTCTAAGAGAGTATCACTTCTATTCTAGTCAACATAAAGAGATATATAAGTGGATATATACTCAGTATTCTAATAATGAACCAGCAGATTGTGCTATATTAGTTAACTCTTTTGGTTCAGATGGTCATAATAAGTATGGTGATATAGCATATATATCTAGACTAGGTGATAATGCTGTAGATAAATACTCTTTAAGTTCATATGTAGATAAGTTAGTTAACTCATATAAACTAAGAACTCTTCAAGATACTATAAAGAACATAGGCTCTAAGTTAACTAAACTAGAAGATACTCCTAGTGAGATTCTTAAACTAGCTGAGTCTAGCATACTAGACATAACTTCCTCTGATGGTTCAACTTCTACCATCATCTCTCTTGCAGATGCTTGCAAGGAGAGGAAGACTAGGTGGGGAAAGATCCTAGCTGGAGATGACACTGAGTACGTTCCAACTGGGTTTGGAAGCATTGATAGGCACTACCATGGCTGGCCAAGGGGCTACATGACTGTGATTGGTGGGAGGCCAGAGGTAGGCAAGACAATGTTCCTTGTATCTGGCGTTCTTAGGGCAGCAGAGACAAGCATCCCACAAGGAATCCTGTCTATTGAAATGCCAAGGTCAAGGCTTGTTGATCGCATGGCTACTATCAAGGCTGGCATGTCAGTAAACCAGCTTCATGGTGGTGATGAAGAGTCAATGGATGTGCTGTCAGAAGCAACCGACAGCCTAAGCTCACTGCCTATTTATATTGATGATAGTTCTGTAGATGCCCTTGCTGTTGAAAGCTCAATCAGAAGGATGGTTAGGCAGCATGGCTGCAAGGTTGTGTGGGTAGACTACCTTCAGCTAATCAAGGCACCAAAGAAGCACCGTGGTGGCAACAGAACCTGGGAAGTAGATGACATCAGTGAGATGCTTCGTATGGTTGCAAAGAAAGAAAACATTGCAGTCATAAGCCTCATTCAGTTGAACAGATCTGTAGAGGACTCGGTTGTGAACCGGCGCTCTGGCGTCCCAATGCAGCACCACTTCCGTGGTAGCGACAAGCCACTGCATGATGCTGCCCTAGCCTTTGGTCTCTATAGACCCTTCATGTACAAGGCTCCAAAGAAGCCAACCTCAAAGAAGAAGTATACAAATGAAGAGCTATCGGACATGCATCAACCGTTTGAGTTGGTCTCTCTAAAGAGCAGGGACCACTCAAAGAAAGACGTTGTGTTTTGGTCTAGACTTAAGGTGCAAAGAATTCATGATGATCATGACGAGGGCTTCTCTCCTCCTGACTGGGGCTTTAATGACCCACGCCACGATGGGACTATGTCTAAATCATCTAGTGATAATGGAGTACAGGAGGCGTACAACCTGTAGCGCCTCGGTTTGTTGGTCAGTCGTCGGCTCGATTCTTGAGGTTCAACCTCGGGTTTCTCGTCTTGGCTTGACACGAAAGTTAACCTCGTGATAGGGTTCGTCCAGTGGCGACAGGAAAGTTCAAGCGGCTACAGCCTGAGTTGCCACCCAAAGAATGGTGGTTTCGTCTACGGTTAATGGCAGAAGCAAGGGGCATAACCCTTGTGGAGTTATCCAATGAAGTAGGAGTTCATCTACAAACATTAAAAGCATATAAGAAAGCAAAGAGAATACCATCCGCAAGCTTAAACCTAAGGTTAATGATGGCTTTAGGTATAACCTGGTCGCTATTCACAGCAGATAGGCCTGCATTTATAGCGGTCATAAAGAGAATGAAACTAGAAAGGATATAAAATGAAGATCACAGATAAGAACTGGAAGAAGACTCACGAGGATCTTACCCGACCCTTTGGGGATGCTGACGTTTACTGGCGTGTAGAGCGCGCCTTCGGTAGGAAGGCAATGGTCCTATGCTACCTCGACGCCAGAGCCCTTCAGAACCGCTTAGACGACGTTCTTGGGGCAGAGTCTTGGACCTGCACATACAGGGAAACAAGTAGTGGTAAGAACATCTGCACTCTGTCCATCAAGATCAATGGTGAATGGATTCCAAAGGAAGATGGTGCTGGCGACACTCAGTTTGAAGCTGCCAAGGGTGGTATCTCTGGTGCGCTCAAGCGTGCTGGTGTTGCTTGGGGCATTGGCCGCCACCTCTATGATCTTGGAAACACATGGGTAGATCTCCAAGAGGAGAAGCTACGGGTAGAAGACAGGTACAAGATTACCCATAAGGACAAGGAAACCAGGAAGTACCTGTTTGCTAAGGCCCCGAGCGTTGAGTTTCTTCAATCACACTTGTTCCCAGATGGGCCAAAGTACGCAAGGATTGGTCCCAAGGTTGTGGATAAAGAAGAAGAAAAGAAAGAAGAAAAGAAAGAAGAACCTAAGAAGGAAGCACCAAAGAAGAAGTCCACACCCAAGAAGAAGGCGGCACCAAGGCAGCCCGGGGGCCACCCAGCCGGTCACGCGGCTGTTGCTGATGAAATATCAAAGTTCATTAGCAGGGACGACCCACCGAAGAAGAGGGCACAGCAAAGGATCAAGCTTGTATTCCAGAAGGGAAACATCCCAAGGGAAAACCTACACAAGACGATGCGTGCAGCAATGGCGAAGTGGGAAGACGGCAAGCCAACAGGGTTTGGTTTTCAAAGCCCACTAGAAGCAGAAGAAGATCTGTTTGTTCAAGCATCCATCAACATCCTGAACTGGTTTGGATTTGGTGAGCTTGAGCAGCGAGTAGACCAATACATCGAGTGGCACTACCAGAACAATGGCGACTACGACGAAAACATGGCCCCATTCTAAGGAGAATAGAAATGATTTATCGCGTATCGTTTTATAGAGAACATGTAGATGACATCGATCCCGACGATGATGACTTCAATATCGGCGAAGGTGGCAACCGAGGCTACCAATACTTTGGAAGCAAGGCTGATGCGGTCACGTTCGCAAAGGAGATCTGGTTCGACGGGGATGGGTACACCTATAGCTGGAAAGACTTGATCAATGAGTACCCACAGAAGACACCAAAGAACAAAAACGAATTGCTCAATCTCTTAAACCATTGGGCTTCCCACCCAGACAATGGGTGATCTAGATAAAACAAAGGAGATATAAAATGAAGCTAGCAAAAGGACAGAAGGTGAGGTGGGTTGGCCCCCCGTGCCCAGTCCGAGGTGAACGAGGTATCGGGGTTGTGACCTATGAAACCTGGGAGAATGGCTGCTATGTCAAGTGGCCAGATGGATTTGAGGAGCCGTGCCACCATTTCAACTTGGAGGCACACAACGAAGAAGACACAAAAGGAAAGACACTAGTAGAAGTATTTGAAGAAGAAGAGAGAAGCCTAAGCCCCCCAATGAAGGGGGCATTGGTCTATATGTTTACACTTGAGGCAGAGTGTAAAGACACCGGAATGTGCCCCAATATAGCGAAGTCACAGTCTACCTCTATCCGTCTGGGGGGCCCAAGTGGGCTTCGATTGCATGTCCTAGATATTCGGCCACGGTTCAGGCGGTATGCGTCAAGCACCCTGCGTGCCCTTGTTCGTCGTAGACTAATAGAAGAAACCATATGCAAGCTGGACTATGAGACAAAAGAGTACAGGCTTACTGATGCTGGTAGGTCTGTGGCCGAGGGGCTTAAGCGATGACTGCAAGGAAAAACAACTCAACCCGCTTCACCCCAAGACAGCGAGAAGTCCTGCAAGACTATCTGGAGATCTATAGCTACAACAGCACGGCACCGAGCATCGTGACGAGGCTCGATGCGCTTGGAGCATCCGACATTGCGGGGAAGCTGTGGTACCGGAGGTTTGAGATCTGGTGCGAGGCCATGAACAGAAGTGGGGCGCTCGCCAGCGAAGCCGCGCAAGACGCGAGGTCCAGCCGGCACGCCCATATGATGGCAAGCCTCTACGTCAAGCTCTTCAACCATGCCGTCGAAGGCGGCTGTGCAGTTCGCGAAGCACCGGCTGATGCAGCGTGCGAATCCAACTGGAGGTTCTAAATGACTGCAAGGAGAAAGAAGAGCACAATAGGAAAGCGCTACCCAATCCTATTCAGCGAGCACATGGTTAACTCTACGTTTGATGGAACAAGGACACAGATTAGAAAGAACGTTGTTTTCAACAAGGGATTTGAGAAGCCACTGCCGTTTATGTGGGACGACAAAGACTGGTGGATGGGAGACATTACCCTTCAAAGAAAGCCTGGTGACGCTGCTTGGTGGTGGGTGTCCGATAGAACAGTAAGTAAATATGTGGCAGCAAACCCACAATATGGTGGTCCTGGGTCTTTGTTGTATGCAAAGGAGCAGTGGTCTGATGTTGGACCACGAAACAATGAGCACATCATCCACCGCTTTGGGCCAAGCAATGGAATAGAAGACGATCTAAAAGTAGACTGGAAGCTTTCAATCTCTATGAAAAAAAGAGATGCCAGGCTGTGGCTTAGGATCAGATCCATTAGGGCTGAGACGCTACATGCTATAACTAACGAAGACATGAAGCTATCTGGCTTCAATAATCTAGAAGAGTTTAAGCAGCACTGGCGCAGCGCCTACTTTCGTTCGAGCTTGTGGGAAGATAACCCATGGGTGTGGGTGATTGACTTCACAGTAGACAACAGGATGACAAGAAGATGAGCTTCAAACATGTATATCCAAACATTACACAAGTCATTGGATACTTAAGAGACGCAAAGAAGATTGGAGAAGCGAAAGGAGGTGGACCAAAAGTAAGAGCAATATTGTACAACCCAAGCGTAAAGCATGAGACATTTGACCTGCTTGTACCTGTCATTGCATTTGGAAGATGCGGAGAAAGCGTACTTGAATGCCACGAAGCCGAGTGCCTTACGTCAGTTATTGGAAGGATCTGTATGGCAAAGAACCCACGGGGCTCCAGAGTGGAGATTCTCTGTGATCACGTAGCAAACCTAGATGAAGAAATAGACGAAGGATATAAAGAAAATGAAAACGCGAATGATGAGACAAGGTATTAAGTTTGATAGAGTTGGTGCAGATTGGCTGCCAGATATATCCCAACTGATACGAAAGAGATTAGATAATCCCAAAAGACTTAAGGAAGAGCACAACACAAGGGCTATTGGTGAGACAATCATTAGGCAGCTTTGTGATAATCAGGGCAGTGGGTTGCGCTTATCCTCCTGTGGTTCTTGTATTAGGCAACAAGCCTTTGCACATTACAACTGGGTAAAGGATGGTCACACCATAGATGGTGCAGCAAGGCTAACGTTTGCTGTTGGTGATGCGCTTGAGGCAATGATCGTTGCTTGCCTTAAAGAGGCGTGTGTTGATGTAGATATCAATACATCCTACATGGGAGACGATCAGCTTGAGGTATCTATTGAGGTTCCGTTTGGGGAGTCCGGTAAGCAGGTAGCCAACATTGTTGGGCACCCAGATGGAATGATGAATGTTCCAATCTTTAATGATCTTCTTGGTGAGCAAAGCTTGGACAAGGAGTGGGTAGTCTTAGAGATAAAGTCTATGTCTGACTACGCCTTCAAGAGGTTTAGGGCAGATGGATTAAGTAAGACAGACTCTTACTACTACCAGATTCAAGCTTACATGCTTGCTACTGGAACAAGCAGAACCTACATCCTGGCGTTCGGAAAGGCTTCCGCCGCTAAGGATGCGGTAATAACAGAACACCATTGGGAGCCCCTGTTCCCGTTGGTGGGTCAGTGGATCAAAGAAGACAAGGAGATACAACGAGAGATACAAGAAAACTATAAAACAATACTGACATCAAGATCACCATTTGATCTTAATGTTCCATTTAAACCAAACAAAAAGGGACGTATAGGCTTCCCTTGTGACTATTGTTCATATCATAAACATTGCTATCCCGAATCTTCAGAGGTAGCAGAAACATCTAAATGGCTACAATCAAGTACAAAAGTAAAACTGTACGTGGGAGAAAATGATGCTTAATCGTGTAACTCTAATCGGAACCGTGGTTCTTGAACCAAAGCAAAACAGTGCTGCAACCTACTTCACTCTTGCCACATGGAACCACTGGAACGGCAGGAAGTTTACTACCCGAACCAAGATTGATGTGTTTGGTAAGCTCCGTGAGAGTCTTCCAAACATGTCGGAAGGAGATCTTATTCTTGTTGAAGGAAAGTTAAACAACAGCAGCTATGAGAAAGGTGGACAGAAGGTTTGGGTCACGTCTGTTGTTGCCAACGTCGTGTCGCAGGTGTCTTCTTCTGGTCTGGAAAGCGGGCACGAGGTTGATAGCAATGCATTTGAAAACGCAAAGGAACCAAGCAGCTATCCACCAAAGTCAGACAACAAGAGCAACGATGGTGAAGACTTTCCATGGTAGCTGATTCCACAATGCCAGTGAAGTTCTATCCATTTGACTACAAGTCTTTTGCTATTGAGTCATTAAGGATTGAGCACGATTCAATCATGAGGGTGTTTGTTGATCCAATACTTGGCTCAGTTCACTGCATCCTCCTGGTTGATGGAAACAAGGTTCTTATCTGGCAAAGAAGAGAAAGCGAGGTTTGATGTGTATATCTTAGGGATTGACCCCGGCATGGATGGAGCCATTGTGGCTCTAGACCATAACGGTCAGTGTATTGGTAGTGTCCTTACCAAGAAGTCTTTGACTGTAAGTGTAGGTAAGGGTTCAAGGAGGGAGTATGTGCCGTCCTTTATGGCTGACGCGCTGTCTAGCTGGGGTCCCCTAAGTACCATCAAGCTCGTGGTATTAGAGAAGCAGCAAGCTATGCCCAAGCAGGGTGTAGCTAGCATGTTCAGAACTGGTGTTGGCTATGGCCTTTGGTTGGGAATACTCGCAGCCAAAGGCCTACCAACCACCATTGTGAGACCAGTAGAGTGGTCTAAGACTGTTCTAAAAGGAGTATCTGGTACAGGTAAGGACAGAGCCATTGTCGCAGCTAGCACAAGGGTTCCAGACCTTGACCTAACTCCAGGTAAAAAGAGAGTTCCCCATTCGGGATTAGCAGATGCTGCTTGCCTTGCTCTCTATGGAATAAATCAATGAAAGGTGTGCCGGTCCCCAGGCTGCAATGTTCGCGTTTAATTTTGCGCAGCCCTTTTGTCGTAGGGAAGTAAGCCTTGCGGGGCATAACGGTAGGGACCGACACTAATACTTAGCAATGAAAAGAGGATGGGGATTACTCGCTGCCCCCGTCCTCTTCTTCGCTTTCCTCTTCATCGCCATCCTCTGGGGTTGGCTCTTCCTGTGGCTCTTCGGCCTCTGTGGTGGCTTCTGCCTCCTCAGTGGTGGTGTCCCCCTTGTCTTCGTCTTCGGGGCAGCTACAGGCCAACAGAGAGATGAGAATAGTAAACATATAGTTTTCCTCCAGAGCACCGACTATCACAAACACATGGAGCGGTCTAATCCTTAGACTTCTTGGCTTCTTCTGTGATCTTTTCTATTCTGGCTTCTTGGTAGTGCTCACGCATCTCCTTTAGTCCGATAGATATTCGGCTTAAAGCAGCATCAAGCTTCTCGTACATAGGGTCAAACTTAGAGTCAAGAGCATTAGTTTTATGTATCAGTGACTCTATGGTATCTACCCGTTCGTTTCTCCAATCAGCAAGAAGCTGGTCGTGCTTATCTTGCATTGCATCTAGTCTCTTAGTGTTCTGGATGTGAATCCACATAAGAAACCCGGCAAGGATACCAATCCCGCCAAGGTCCAGTAAAGGACCAAGCAATGTCTCCTCTAGGGACACTAGCTACCAGACCCTTCAACCTGCTTAGCATCAACGTATCCCTGACCAAAGATGTAAGAGATGACGATGGCTACGCTTAGCTGCATGGCTTCTGCCATTTGAATGTCTTCTGTCATTGCCTGGGCAACAACCGGAAGCAGCGCACCAAGGAATGCAAACCAAAACTTACGACTCTTAAGTTTGTCCATCTGAAGACCTCACATGTTCTAGGACGCGGGACATTCTATCACTCATAAGATCAATAGCCTCTCGCATCTGGTGAAGCTCCCACCAAACGATTGTTGCTAAAGCAAGCGTTCCCCCACCGCTAACTAAAGTTTCAATCATTCCGCTCTCCATTACTTCTGGCCCTCTCTCATATCATTGTACATTTGAATGGCAAAATCCACCAAGAATCCAATGACTTGCGCCTCTGCCTTCTCGCCAACAATAGGAATGTTGATTCTATTATTGATCTGATCAATGACCCACTCCCTCTTCTCAGGACCAGACTTGGGAATAGGAAACATCATTTCTGCTGCAAGAACCATGGTGTCAACCAATCTGGCTAGGGTTGCCCCATCCAAATCAAACTTACGAATCCTTTTACCAACCCTACCTTTAGGCATTATTTTAATATCTCCACTAAAAAAACTATAATACAAATAGCAAAAAACGAAAGAACTACTGCAACGCTGAGTATGTCATACCATCGGATCATTGTTGTCATATATGCGAACGTACCCGTTCTTCTTATCCCAAGTAAGAACCTGACCACATTTATGTGAAGATCTATATGGAACACCTAAGCTTAGGTGTATCCAACTAGGTTCTCCTGCAGCCCACCCTTCAAGGATTAGCTGACCAAACTTAAGGTCAGACTTCTTCCAGATCCATTCCCAAGCTTCTTTCAATGGAACACCAACAACATGAAAATCACATGCGGCACCAACTACATGCTGTGAAGATGTTGATCCTCCAACAGCAGAGTTCAGGGCTGGGCATCTATACCCACTATGAACAACTACTGGAGACTTATAGTGATCACGAATAGTTTGAAGCATTTGAGCAGTATCTTTTAATGCTTCTACAACCTCTTCTGGTGGCTTTCTATTCTCAGAAAGGTATCGCCTATGACCAGTGCGAGTAAGCTCAGACAGCGTGAAGTTAGATGCGAGTTTCAACGGTCGGCCCCATAGGCATGAAGAATCAAATCATGGATGGCACTTGCCAAAGAACCAAGCTCGCCAACCTCTGGACCCTCACCATCAACGGTCAAGGTAGCCAGCAGAAACGCTTCAAGCTCGGTGTTGTCGGGATAGGCCCGGTCGCCAAGCGTGGCCAAGTCAAAGCCTTCTGTGCTGATGGAGTAGGGCATTAGGGGTGGTCCCCGCAGAGCAGCAATGAGTAATAAAACTTAGCGACACACGAGATGTCTGACCCTGGGTCCGTGTCGCCAAATGTTCCAGCGCAGATGCCAACGAACATAGGATCACTTGCTGATGCTTTGTTACCGCTCGCGTTGTTGTTCGTGGGTGAACCAGCCGAAATCGCCGGAGATGCCGTGTCAACGGCAGTGGTGCCAATACGTGACACCCACATGTTGGTGGGCGAACCCTGGAAGATCTGAAACACCCCGATTAGATCGGAATAGGCCGCCGCATAGGCTGGTGAAGCGGTGATCGAGCCGTACTGGGTGCGGCTGTTGTAGAAAATCTTTCCAGAATCATTCTTGATGCCCTGTATGACCTGCCCCCCACTGCCGTCGGGGCTTCCAGCATCGGGATTTATTTTGTTGTTAACGAGTATTCCCCAGACCGGCATGAGCGCGGCATCGGCGGGTACTGACGACGTGTCCACCCAGACCCGTACTGCGGATACTTGACCCCAGGTGTGGCCGGTGTTGATTACGCAAGAGGCATACCTTCCGGGATGCTTGTACTCGCTACTTGACCAGGTTTGGCCAGACTTCCATGTAATCGTTGTGCTGGCGCCATCATCAGCAAACGTCACATGGTTGGTATCGAGCGGATTAGTAGACTCCTGAACACCGTTATTCCTGGTCGCACCTACTGGATTTATGCGTATCCATGGTGTGCCATAGGCAGTGGTGTTGCCGGGCAGCCCGCCCGCTACTGGCCCTGGGGATCGTGACCGTCGGCTCATTGATTACGGTGCCGTGGTGGTGAATGTTGACCCGTCCCAGTACCAAGCGGTCTTTGTTTTGGTGTCTGGGTTGTAGAGCATAGGATCAAACGTGAACACGTTGTCTTTGATGACCGTATGGATCGACGGGTCGTAGTGTGAGTTGGTCGTCCAATCCACACAGCCTGTAGACAAAACCCTGCCTGTGGAGGTCTCAACGAGAACTTCGCGCAGTTGCATTAGAGTGTCTCCGTCCAGCCCATCACCAGTGCAGTCAGCGCACTCTGGGCGCCGCCGGAACCATATGTAATGTAGTAAAAACCTTTGGTGCCGCCACAAGGCATCTCGCCAAGAAATCGCTCATCCTCGGTGTCTTTCAGCGAGGCCCAAACAACGGGCGAGTCAGTAGATCCAGGCCGGACGTTGCAGACGTTTGTTGATCCTGCAGTAATGTGAAACCTGTAGATGGCCGTGTCTGCCGTCGCCGGCAGTCTCGTTGAGCAGTCAACGTCGGCACCGGAGTTGTCGCTGGCATCGCACAAAACCTCAGTGTAGTCATTGGGCGTCTCCAGGTAAAAACAGCGGCGCAGGCTTGAGTTGCCGGATTGGACAAAGTTTTGAAAGTTGTTGTCACTGTGGTTGTATACCCATCCAACGCGCCTAAAGTGTGTATAGCCAGTAGGCAGGGTAGGGCTGGCAGCATTGGTACTAAAGAGACCCGCAGTCGCCTTACCATTCCCACCAATGACATGAACTGCGTACCAGGTATTGCCGGACTCGGTTCCAGTGTCGAGCTTGTTGATGCCCGTTACCGGGTCTCCGTCGATGATCACCGTGATGGTTCCGCTATTAACAATATCAACAGTGTCGGTACTGTCTCGGCACCGACCAGCCCCAATGGTGACATCCTCGGTGTTCACAAAGGTAAGCACCATGCCCGTCACAAAGCCTTCTGGTGAATGGTATTCAGTCGTGCCACTGAACGATCCTGGGCTTCTACTTCGACTCATTAGATGTCCATGCGGTTCGCGTAGCCAAAGACGTTGACCTTGTTGGCAACCGTCGCGAAGCCCTTGACCAGCAACCCATTGTGTAGCGGAAGTCCAGGCACAACCAGCACGGTTTCATTCGGCTGAATGGTTACCTTGATGTTGTCATCAACATCGGTTCCCCCGAACTCAATGGTCAGCGTGGCAGCAGACGTGTCGGTGTTGCAGGCCCAAATCCAAATCTCATCAATGTCGGTCGTACCGGTAACGGCAGTATGGATCAAGTAGCCAGCATCTGTGTTTACAGACGAACTTGTGTCTGTCAGCTTTATGCCTGTTCCTTGAGTGCTGCCCGAAAGAAGCTGCTTTGAGATAGTAGCCATGGTTAAATCCTACGAGAAAACTTGCTGATGGAGAATGTGGTCAAGGTCGTCAGCAGCAGCGCCGCCGCCAGAAGCAGCAGCCCAAACAGCATCTCCGCTACCATTGATGGTTAGAACTTGGTTCTCACTACCCTCTGCCAGAGAGGCCGGCGCGCCACTAGCGTTACCAACAATGATGTGCCCACGGTTCAGACCATCGAGTACATTTAGCTCTGCCGCTGTAGAGGAAACCGCTGTAGCGTTCAGGACAAGCTTTCCATCGCCAATGACTACTTGGTCATTGAAGGTGGCTTTTCCGGCTTCCGACATGTCGAGAGTAAGAGCAGTGATACCCACGCCACCATCGCTGCCCTTGAATACATAGTCAGCGTCTACAATCTGATGGTCAAAAATCAAGTTTGACCCATCGCCAGACGTGGTTGAAACCATAACGGTCATTGTGTCGTTTCGTTTGAATCGCCACTTGCCCAGATGGGAGTCCAGAATGATGTCGTCGCCTGCGTCTAGGATTAGATCCCCTGTCTCGCCAGTAGCAACAGTTGTATGGCTTGCAGCCGCGACCGATAGGGTTGCAAAGCTATCAGTGTCGTAGCTCCACTTCTGCTGTGTCGTTGTAGCAAAAACCTCAAGCTTACTGTCTGGGTCTGTAACGCCCACTCCAACGCGATTGTTGGTTGCATCAATGCTTAGTGTGCCGCTGTCGACCTCAAGATCACCAGCAGTAACCGTGCCCGTATATGTGGGGCTGGTATCAAATACTGTAGGGATTCCCATCATATCTCCAGTTTACTTTGTCCAGAATACACGAGCCGAAGCTGATGCAGTTCCAGCATCTGTCTTGGCAACAACATAAACCTTTCCAGCAGTAGCATCATCTGGTCTGTTGAATGGAACTCCCATATTGAAGATTACACCACCCTTTGCAGCAGTTGTCTTCCCAGTAGTAATGGCCTGAGTTGCAGCAGGGGTTAGCGGGCGATCACCAGCAGAGTCCCACGTAAGAAACATTGTAATGCTTGCCGCAGAAGAGATGCTGGATAGCTCAAACTCAATGTGGGAAAGCGTTCCCTTTCTTGGAAAAGACTCCGAAGAAGACTCATTGGTTGTGTCTGCCTGTCCAGTGGCTACTGCGTAGCTAGTACTAAGACCGCTTCCAAAGGTAGCGTAAGAGAATCCATGTGGCTGTGGCATGTCGTGTCCTCAATAAGTGCTTGGTGTCAATCTACCGCTGCTCTGGGATGTATGGAATAACAAGCTGTTCCTTTATCTTCTGCGACTTAAGTTGCTCCTCATACATCGTTTTAACTTTTCTATCAAAAATCTGTTTTCGTATATAAGGATGTTGCTGAACGATTCTAATGCCGGTTTCAGCATCAATAAATCTTAACCATCCTGGAACTTCCTCATACTTTCCTTCAGCAGCCTCCTCTGGAGAGGCAATAGTAGACAGCATATAGACGCTTGACATAGCAGAGGCATCTCTAAAAACTCTGGACCAAGGTGAATTAGCGAAAGCCCAGTTCTTAGTTGGGCTCATTGCTATTGTTTCTGTAATACGACCAGACGAAGTTACATCGTGTCTAAGATGAAGCCCAGCCATGTCTTTTATTTGATCTGCAATCCATGGGCTTACACGACCTATACCATCGGCAATCTCAGCAACCAGCTTTCCATCAGATAGATCTCTGAGCGGAACGCCGTAGTGGGCGTGCTTCTCTGTTGCCCGCTCCACCGACATCTTGGCGACAGTATGCATTTGCCCAATGAGGCGAAACTTTGCCTCATCGCCATACACCCCAGCATTGTTCTTATCAAACCAAGTTTTTATACCAGAAAGTTCTCCAAGACCGGTAGTGATCTCAGCGAACGCCTCCATGGGAAGACCAAGACCTTCAATGTACACACCGGGCTTGCCTGGAACTATGTTCCTCCCAGCAATATCAATCTTGGGCAATGGAATTCTTGCATAAGACATCGCATGAGAATCACGCAGAACGAGGTTTCTTTTTAAGTATTCTGGATCTCTTGGGTACATTCCTTCTTCGTATTGAGACGCAGCAGCGGCCTCTGGAAGCTGATACACAAACAGTTGAGCAAACTTAGAATAGAAAGCTGGATTCTTCTGCATCATTTCTAGCTGAAGATGTACATTCTTTTGGCTCCAAGTAAAGAATGTAAATGCGGTTCTTAGCCATGTTTTTTGTACATGTGTCAGATCGTTATAATCAAACAAGAACTTCGCTACATGATCTGCTGCTTCTACATGTGATCTTCCAGCTTTTACATTACCAATGAAGTTGGTAACCCTTGCCTGGTTTTCCACGAACCTGGCTATCCACGAACCAAGACTTTTGGGAACCGCAACCGGCATGCCACCAGTCATAAGCATGGGAACAGCAGTCATAATCACATCTTCAGCAATAGAGAGCGCCTTTACTGCTCTAGATGCAGCCTTCCAGTCCCCATCTATGAAACCCTTAGATACAATCTCTGTAAAAGAGGTTTCAAAAGTATCAAGATCTACATAGTTTCTGTAGGCTGGCGTGACTACGCCAAGCTCTTCAAGAATAGTAATGGCTTCATCTGCTGACCTTGAAACACCATCACCAATGTCTATGCCGTTCTTAAGAAGGTCATCCATTCCGCTGGAATGCCAGCGAAGAGCACGAATAATATCACTCGCCTCTCTCCACACGCTTGGATTCTGCGTAATCTCTACAACGGTAGCCGTGTCTAGAATCTTAGCTAGCCGAGCTTCGCTACCTGGGATGTCATCCAACACGGTAGAGAACGTCTTGGCTGCATTCTCAAGTGAACCGTACTCAGACACAAACGAAGCGGCAGAAGATAGCCTTGCTGCCTTTATCTGAGAATCCGGGTTCATGGCACCAGCAACGCCAAGATCAAGAATATTAGAAAGCTGGTTAGAAAGGTGGTTTCTTGTGTGGAACGCAAGAGACAGGATGGTCAGCCTAACTTTCATAAAGTTGTTGATTGCACCAAGCACCTTTCTGACTGGCCCTATCGCCTTGACCCCTAGACCAAGCACATTCTCCATGTTCACGCGCACTGCTCTAGGAATATAGAGCTTCCAAACCTCTGATCCTTCACCATAAAAGAGAGATAAATCAGAACCGGCAACCTTGAAGTTTACTCCACCAACTTCACCAGTCTGCGAGAGGATGGCATTAAACTCTTTGGCCACATCATCCCATGTGCTTGCAACAGCCCTGGCTTCAGCGGCATCATCAAGATCTGTAAGATCAAGTTTTCTAAACCTCTCATCAAACAGTCTCTTTGGATCAAACAACTCGCCAGCAATTGGAGCTTGAAGGTGCTCACTCCATTGCTTTGCTCGAATGGTCGCAATCCCATTCTCAACCTTTCTGACTCTTTTTAAGATTACGGCGTCTTCAAACCACGTTGCGAAGTAATCGCCTTCCTTCTTCTTGTAATTAAATGCCTCCTTAATCTGGGCAAGCTCGTGCTCCCCAATGCCCGCAGCCTCCCAAGCAGCCTTGTCTTGAGTAAACAGAACGTCTTGTGAGGTGCTAATGTTCTTTCTTTCAAAGAGTGGGACCAGTTGCTGTTCATCCGCAACCTCGGCCACAGTCTTGCCCTGTGCGGCAGACACGCGCTTAATGACGCCACCCCTCATAAGCATGAGAACAAAGTCTTCTGCCGTCAGCGCTCTTGATGCCGCCAGATACCTAGACATAATGACTGGCGGATCAAAGACAAGCTCACCATCTTTTAGGGTATTAACCTCAAGGATTGTTCCCTCTATAAGCCTTCTTTGCTTAAAATCTGTTGCGGTGCTTAACCTTGTGTCCATGGTGTTCATGGGAATAAGGTCAGCCTCCTTGACCCAACCCGCTAGTGTTGCTTCAGCAAAGCTGGCAGAGGCCATAGATTCTCTAGAATTTGGAATATGGGGAACATATTCAATAAGCCCCCACTCCTTCATCATTTCCAGTGGTTCTTTTAGCCACTCTGCGCCACGCTCAAGGTAAGCATCTTCATACTTCTTGATAAGAGCACGTAGCTGAGTAACAGCAAACTGAAGCTCTTCTGGTACTTCACCAAGACGCCTTCCCAAGAAGGATGGAAGACTGTTTGCATACTTACTTTGCCATCTTTGAATCTCTGATGGTGCAGTTGGTGACAACCTTAGTGCCGTGAACGCAACAAACATTGCATCGTCGTCACTAAGTGCGGCAGTCCTTTCTTTGAATGCTGCCCAAAGCTCTTTCTCCCAATCCTCCATGGCTCGATATGGGAGAGTCTTTGTGCCTCCCTTGTCTGTTTTTACCTTCAAAGCCTCTGGGTGACCTGGGTAATAGATCCCGGCAGCGCCGCTCTCTAGGGCTTCTTCAACTGCTTTGCGTTCTGCCTTTAGCGCGTCCTTCTCGCCCTTTGCGTGTGCCCTCACAAACTTCTTCTGAGCCTTTGTGACTACATCAACCGCCTCCTGGCGGGCCTTAGCGGAAGCTGCCAGTTCCTTTCTGGCGGTCTCTACAGCCCAAGTAGCCCTCTGACCCGCTGTCATGCCTAGGCGAGGCCCAAGAGCCTTTAGAGAGTCTAAAATCTGAGCCTTGGTGGCCTTAGGCGGAACAACTATGCCAGCCTTCTCGGCAGCATCTACAAGCTGACCCCTAGTGTTTCTCATATTCCAAGGAACTACTGCTTCAGCAACCTTAGCTTCTGGTGCCCCCGGTAGAAGTGGCTTCAAGGCTGCCGGCTCTGGAACAGTGGGGCTGGTAACCTCTACAACTTTTCTTTTTGGAATATTAAATGCAGCATAACCATCAAGTTTGCTGCCTTTGCCAGAAGTTATTGTAGTCTTTTGACTAACTTCAAGTGGATAGGTGCCAACCTCTGGTTCAGTTGTGAACTTAATCCTACCAAAAATCCTTCTTTGTGGAACAGCCGACTCTGCTGGCTTTGTTGGTAATGCTGGCAACCAACCAAACTCATCTGATTCGGCAATCGTAAATCCTAATCCGCGTTCCGTATCAAGAAGTTCTTCTGGAATCGGTCTTGGTGCTGGACCGTATGGCCTAGGGCCAGCTTCGTCTGTGGAGACAGTCCGAACCATGCCTTTAGCCCGAAAACGCCTGGTCGCCTCAGCGCTGGCTTCAATATCGGTATAGCCAGGAATTGGCTCGTCTCGAACAACAAATCTAATCTGGTCTAAGTAAAGATCTTCGGTGCCCCTAGCCTCAGAAGTGATTTGTTGTGGTTGGGCAATTCTTGTTGCTGGGCCTTCATCAACTACCCGATCCCACCAAGGATTAACCGTCCACGATCCCGTATGACTCCACATGTCTTCGACAAAGGACGGGGTCCCAAGCTTCTCGTCCCACTCTCGAGCCCTCTCTACATTCCATGATGGTCTAGGCCCCAAAGATGACTCGGAATGAACAGAAATGATGCGTACATCACGCGAAACATAATATTCTAATTCTTCTAAAGATGGCGGTCTTGGGTCATACCAAACCCCAGCCCTTTCCATTACCTCTATTGGAACATCATCCATGTGCGGTGGCACATCAACTTTTGGTGCTGGCTTTGCTGGTCCTGCCGGCCTCACAGGTGGGAAGCTAGTTAATAAAACTTCATCTCCAACAATAGAGACACGTCTCTGTGTCTCTGATGTTCCTATCCACGCCTCAACCTCTTTTGCTGCATCCTCATCAATAAATATAGTTTGATCTGGATCTTTCTTTAGGTTCTCATCAACATCGGCAGTCTTTGTTCTTTTTGTCTTACCACCAACAAAATCATAATCACTGCCACTATCAGTCTTAAACTTTATGGTTGGCTCTGCCACCTCTTCAACAGGCACAGCCGTAGGAGCAACAGGCTCCCTGGCTGCCACTGGAAGATCAACAAGCTCCTCCATTTTTGGTTTGTACTTAGCACCGAACCTTTCAGCAAAAGCACGCGCCAATCTCGCTATACCTTCATCTTCATCAACCGGAAGAATCTTACTAACTGCATCATAAATTAGATCTTCTGCCTCCTTTCTGGAGGTAGCAGAGCTAAGAGCATCCTCAATGCGTACAGATAAAAGACCATCTTTAGTAAGAAGACCAAGCTTTTTATCGTATACACCAAGATCATGAAGGTTCTTTAGTATGTAAGAATCTTTTGCTTTACGTGCAGCCGCAGCAGTAAGAATCAAAACGTTTGCTTTTTTATATGCAATTCTTGCTTTTTTGAATGTAGATACATCTACAATCTTTGGATCAAGACCAATAGACCTCATTAGATCTTCAGTATTTTTAAATTTAAGTTCCTTTAATGACTTAGATGCACCCTTTACAAACTCTTCCCAGTTCCCGTCTCCCACTAGGGTCCTGGCATCAAGAAGAGCCTTCTTTGCTTGGTCATCTAAGACACTAGAAACAACACCCTTTAGGTCTGCTAGCTCTAGATTGGCAGAGGCGGCATGAGACAATGCCTCTGTTTCCGCTATAATCTGGTCTCTAAGGGCGTTAACGTTGCGCCTAATGATCTTACCCGCACCAACTTTTCTGGCGGCTTCAAGGGCCTTTCCACCCTTAATTGGCTCCCCAGACACCATCTTGGCTAGAGCAGCAAGAGCCCTCTCGCCATCGTTACCACGAAAGCCCATGTAGTTGGCGGCTTCAGCTAGAACATCGTTTACGTGATCTGGACCAACAATGTTGTGTATAAGCCTTCGTATGTACTCAGCATGAACCTTGTCGTTCCAGGGCTTATCGCTGATGTGCCTAATGTCCTCAAGAATTCGAGACAGCCTCTCTGGAGTAAGCTTATTCAGAAGGTTTATAAAAGAGGTGTTTTGTACCTTCTCGCCAGCAGCAAGAGTCTGAATGGATTCAAGAGACCTTTCCGTATCAAGATCAACCTTCTCAAGCATCCAGTCGATGCCCTTCATGATCTCAACAAACTCTTCGTCACGAGCAGGATCACCACGCATTCTGCGCGCCATCTCTACAAGAGATTGAACAACCTCTTCACGGTCCTTATCAAAGCGAATACTAAACTCTTTGATAAGCTCTTCTATTGAATCAATATAAGACTTACCTGTTGCCGGATTAACAGTCGTAAACTCAGGGTGCTCCTTGAGCCTCCCGAAGGCGGCCTCAGTAATGGTGCCAACCTCAAGCATCACATCATGCGCTGTGTAGTCTGGACTCATCCAGCGCTCTACTTCTGCTTTATCATTTTTAAGTAAGTTTAACTGAGTCCTAAGATCAAAAAGCTTATCTGGATTCTTCTCTCTTTCTATCATCCTTTCATGCTTTATTATATCATTTAATATATCATTATAGAGACTACCGTCCTTAATGGACTCTTTTCTTAAATCAAATGCATATTTTGCCTGCTGTCCTATTAGGCCAATGGACCTCATTATGAAGTCTCTATGGTAGTTTACAGTACGACTATAGTTCATAATCGCGTTTTGATACTTATCCCAAGTATCTGGATCTAGCTTCTTAAGCCTTGCATATTTGTTTATCGCCCAATTCTCATTGGCAGCATAGACAAGAGGATGCCAAAGCCTGGTTCCAATCCATTTGGCTAATAGATCAATAGTTGCATATGAATAGCCCTGTATGGCCACCCCGGCCTCTTGAAGAGCAAGTGCGGTTTTCTCTTGGACTGAAGCAGTTTTAGACCAGTTCTTACCAAGAGCCCTGGCCTCTTCCTTTGCCGCAAGAAGAGACTCTTTACTGAACGGCTTAAAATAGTCATCAATGACTCTAGTGACCGCACCTGGGGTGACCTCATCTAGAAAAGAACCAATGTCACCCTTTTGAAATAAGTAATGTGTTTTCTCACCAACGATAGGAATGTGCCAAGCAAACCTTCCTTTCTCGGTAGCAAGTCCCAACTTAGGTGCATCGCCAGCAGTTACACGAAGAGCGCGCCTAACTGCTTCTGAGCCTTGGTTTAGCCTATCAGACTCATTCAGTAATAGTTTTACTCTATTAGCTATATACTTCTTTGATGCTTTTGCGGATTTGCCAACATGAACGGAGTCTCTTGCAAGCTTATCTAATGCCTTTTGGTATCCCGTGATTGCTGCTTTTGCTGCGGCAGACTGCCTTTTCGTGGTGGCAGAAGCGAACGCTACCTTCTCTGCTTCATAAAGCCTTTGTTGCTCTCTAATAAGAGCCTCTGCTTCAGTCTTATGCGCTGCAAGGGCTTCATCAGATTTCAGCAGATCCTTAAGCCTCTCTGCCTCCTTCTGCTTCTTGCTCGATTGATATGCAAGAGCATCAGCAACACCCTCAAACGATTCTCTGGCTGCGCCCTTCTGAACTTTATTGCCATGAACTAAATGTATTGCAGCGTCCCAGAATCCCCTGTCTGGAACCTTATTCGCACCCTCAGCAACCCTGGCTGCATTGGCTAGAGCACCATCAACAGACCAAACCTTTCCAGCAGACGCTACTACGTGCCCGCCTTTCGCCATACCCAGGAGCCACAGCGGGTCTACAGCAAAGTCAAACGCAAGGCCGTACATCATTCGGCCAGTATCTGTAGATAGATTATTAAAGTGTGCGCTTACATATGGGTTTGTAATGCTATTCGACAAATCCTTTGCTGTTTCTTTTGAGATTGTTGCATCAATCCAATCCTCACCAAGGTGCTGCCCTATTTTTGGGCCGATGCCGTAGTGCTCCCAAGTCTTTGAAGCCCCAACCTCATAGACTTTACCGGTAGCAAAGCTCTCATAGACCTTCTTACCAAAATCTTCGTATAGCTTCTTATCTTCTTCCGTTGGCTCCCAACCCATGCCAGCCACTCGATACTTAAGATCTGCAACAGCTATGGCCTGCTTGGCAATCTGGCCCGCTGCCCACTCGAAGGAATCACCAAATGAGTTCCGTACAGAACCAGGTATGGGAACAGGAATGGATGTTCCTAGCCCCGGAAGGGGAACACTAACAAGCTTGGTTTCTGGATCTTCCCCCTCCTCTGTTGGATCTGGAAGATACTCTGCTGCCTTCTTGGCCATGTATCCATGAAGAAGGCTGCCTCCATAAATAAATGGTTCCAACCAACTAACAAGAGACTGAAACCCACCAGGCTCAAGCTCTTCTCTCATCTCCTCCTGGCTAATGAGGTATGGGTGCCCAGTATGATAGTCAATATAGTCATGCAGTAGTTCGTCTTCATTTGTAGTACCGCTGATAGCCTTACTATAGTCT